GTACTTTAGTCGTCTCTTCAGTGTACACAGCCATGCCATAGTGCAACAATTCGATTTGAAATGAGTTGTATGTTGCTTTGATAGCATCTTCGGGTTGCATATCGCTCCGCCGCCAGTTCACCATATTACATAAGCTGATCCACTCAAGAGGTGCCAGCGTGATACCTTGATACTGTACGAAACGTCGCTTGATAAATGTTACTTCAGTTTCACTCATCGTTTTGGGTACATAGTCGCTTTTATCAGGAGCTGTATATTTCATACCAATCTCTTTTCCATATTCCAAAATAGATTGCATGTTAAACATATCCACATATTTGTTTGAAATAGTGTAGATAGCGTCATCTCCGTAGAAACCACAACGTACATTTTCTTGCCAGAGTTTGGGCCATTCGCGCCAATCACCCATGTTTTCCTCAACGCAACGCATAAATACATAGCGCGACAATGCCATATTGATAACAGAATTTCCAACTGCTGTCATAACTATACCTGATGGTAAAGATCCGAAAACGCGATACAATTGATTTCCATTTTGTCTAAACGAGCTGAACATCATTTGACCAATGCGGATACGTCTGTTAGCATATTCGTCCGCATACCACTTGTTCGCTAGTTCGATATAAGCCATACAAAATTGATACGACAACGACTTATCCCAACCATTCCAATCTCCTGCTAGGAAAGAGACTGCTTCAGGATCACTATTACGTATCAGAGTGTTGTAGAATATTTTCCACTCATCTGAATGCACGTTCAGACCCACTTTTACTTCGCCTTCATTATGGTTGGCCATGATATGCGCGTTAAACATACCAAAGTATTCACGACAGAGTATATTGAAGTGTACAGGTCCCACATTGAAAATACGGGTTCTTCCAGCGTCAGCTTTTGCGGCTATAAGTAGTTCATCTTTCTTCGTGTCTGAAAACACAGGCCACAAACAATCGCTCTCATCTTCTTTTTCTATCGATTCTTTCAGTTTGTCATATTCATCTCTTACTTCATCCATCATAGCATACTTGCCCTCTTCGAATTCAAACAAGCCTGTCTTACCTTTTCCTTTACTCTTCTTCTTGATAAAAGGTAATCCAGCAGATGTCTTCATTTCCATGGCACCAATCCATGGGTGTAGTGTCTTCTCTCCAATCATCACGCCATTTATAGCTTCAGTCTCAGTCAATAAACGTCTTTCATTTGAATGGTCAGGGTACATCATTATATTATCATACATATTGTCAACAATACTATCAAGTCTCTCTTCAGGTACCCATGAGTCAGTTTTATTAACCTCACCTCGGTGCAGTGGGTCAATGCGAATACCTTCAGTGTTCTTATAAGTTCTCAATTTCGCAGGTTTGTGTGTCACTTCATACACTTTCCCATGTATGATTGATGGTGCATACTGACTCTTTCCGGATCCAACAATCTTCACATCAGATGTTCCAATAGGATGATATCCGAGTCCCTCCCAAATAGGTTGGGGTGCTGTCATTCCCTGTGCTACCATCTCACCATCATCGTCACATTCAAGTTCTTCTTCTATTACTGGTGATACACTAGTTCCACATGGAAATTTCTCACGCATTTGGGCTACTATATCCAGTGCCATATCTCGCGTGACAACCTTACATATACCTACTGTTCCATTGCCAGCTATGTGAAAGCCAACAATCTTGCG